CTTGTTCATCACCAATGCTTCTTCGTGCATAGAGTTCCAGGCTTCTTCGACCCGGATTCGTTCCTGCTCAGCTTCCCATTCGGTGAGTGGGCGGCGGGTCGCATCGCGCAGTTCGTCGCAGGCATCAACGAATCGCTTAATTTCGGCCTCAGCCGGACGCACAGCTTCTTTCAGGCGCTTCAGATACTCTCTGCCAGGCTTTTCAATTGCCGTCTTGCTGCGGGACACCTGCGCCGCCAAAGAGGCGACACGGTCACGGCCTTTCTTCGTGGACAGGTCCGGCACTTCGTTTACTGCCTGGCGTATCTGTTCGAGGTAAGCATCAAGGCCGCCCGCTACGTAAAGCACTGGCGCCTGTTCCGGCTTGATTTCGATGACAGTTAAGTCCGTTACTTCGCTCATGGTTTCTCCTGAAATTTGGATGTGCAGATCCCGCCCGCATTGAGCCAGGCCGATCGGTTGAATAGGGGGTTAGGCCGTTTTTCTATGCCACTGATAACCGATGGCAATCTTCATTTCGTCGTAGGCTGCCATCCACATGGCGCCATCACCGATAAACAGGGCAATGGCTGCTTTGCTCTGCGCGGCGCGCAGCAGGTGATGATTGATCATGCCTTCACCTCAACCTGTTTCAGGAGGCCAGCCAGCTTCATGTGCCAACGGTTCAGCACCAGCTTTTCACGCGGTGCCGATACCGACGTCAGTTGCCACTCGTTATCGTTGAGCTTTTTGGCGGTGTACTGCTTGCTGTTGTGGGTGACTGTCATGAGGCCTCCCGGTTGCAACTCTCGGAGTCCTGCTGGAATGCAGCGCGCAAAAACTCTTCGCTGAACTCCATTTCGGGGGCCTGGACGAAGGCGATATACGCCTCTTCCTGACAGTTGGTGCAATAACCGGAGCGGATAGCACATCCGCAATTTTCACAATGTCTGGACATAATCATCTCCGCGCTTAAGCCGCGCCGCTGAACGTTGAAAAACCCCTGCGCTTGGATGCGCGATCAAAAAATGTTGGCGGTGGATGGCCGCCGTCTCATAACTTGAGCCACTCAGTGAATGAGTCAGGGTATGAGGCAATAAAAAACCCGCCGGAGCGGGTCTATTCATCAGGTGGGGCAGGGAGGTTCATCCAGTGCGTATAAGAAGGTCGCGGTTCTAAATCCCCATCCCTTTCCCACCAACCGGTGCCGCGTAAATACTCTCCCGCATAAACCTCTTCCTTCGGGAGCCAGCAGACAACCACCTGATATTTCTCAATGTGAAGAGCCAATACATATTCCCAGGAAGGTGGCATTCGCTCACTGCACTTAATCCACTCCATACCCTCACCCTCTGTAGTTACCCGCGTAAAAAAGGCCGCCGAAGCGACCCTAACTATCTGGAAATTCCGGAATGTTCAAATCTCATCTCGCAACTGCTCAAGATGGCTTATCGCTGATAGATAACCCCTCTGATAAGGCATCAGCAAACCTGTTAGCTTTTCGCTTCTCAGCTCACTCCTCAGCATTGAGATCGCCAGATCAATTACTTCCAGCTTGGCCTCTTTAATCGCTTGCTTCCTGGGTTTTTGCCGCTGCTTTGGCAGGTTTCTTAAGCATGATGGGATATAAGTCTTATTATCCATACCATCACCCCTTTGTTTATTCACCGCAGGCCACTCGACCCGCTCGATTCGTTCTGTGCGTAATGCCGACGCCGGGCATCGCGTATCTTCTCCAGCTCGCAGTTCTTAGCTGGCTGGTGATACTTGCTGATGTGGCAGAACGGAGTGCGTGGATCGAAGTCACGACCGCATACCGGGCACTTGATGCTGTTCTTCATGGACCACCTCACTATCAGGTTTGAATTACGCATCGCTCTCGCAAAAGCGATCTGTAATTCGCTTGTGAGCAGCATTGCCGTTCATCCTGAACCCGCCGCGCTCCCGACGCATGGTTTACTGTCGCGCCGTTCGACTGACCGAAACGCTGTGTTGTTTCGATGGGCTTATTAAAAACCATAGTTGTTTTATCGTCAACAACAATAGTTGTATTTAATGGCGCATTGGTTTTATTTGGTTGTTTTAAAACGGAATTTATTTTTCATTTCAGTGGTGGTATGTTTAAAAAAACATCAGAAGGGGTGAGCCATGAACATCAACGAAGATAATGCTGGCCTGATTCTCAACGCCTTAGGGCTGGCGGTGGTGGATTTGATAATTAGCGGCACCCCGATCAGCAGGGATAACCTGGTGGAGAGGCTGGAGCGTACCCGGCATGAAACCGGCAATGTGATAGGAAAGGGGGCTAACAGGGATGCTGCGGAGCTGGTGAGGAAGGGGCAATAAAAAAGCCCGCACGGGCGGGCAGGTAGTGTTGCGATAGTTATTGTTATCAGCTTCAGGCTGGATAGTTATCGGCAGAATGGGGGATAGCTTTATGGGTGGGCAATAAAAAACCCGGCGCGGTGGCCGGGTTTATGGTTTTTTGAGGTAAAGGTTTAGCAAAAATGTAATAACAGGCATTGCAATTGACAGTAAAAGGATTCCTAACATCCAAATTTTAAGCCCACCGACTTTAACATCTACAAAATCTTTACCGGCTTTATTTGATAATTTTTCATCAATATCAACAAGTTTTTGCAAAATCGTAGATACGTCAGTTTTTGTGGATGATGAATTTTTTGTCAACTCGCGGATGTCTACTCTGGCTTCCGAGAGGTTTGTTTTGATGTTTTCGACATCAGCTTCAAGTTTTGCAACTCTTGCTTCAAGCATGCTACCCCCTCCGCCATTACCACCGCCAGGTTTGATTATATCATCACTAGGGGAAGAAGTATTTTCCGTAGAAGGCTCAATCCAAATACTATGTAGCGTCCCCATTGTTATCTCCACTCCTTTGCAATAGCCACTGAACATTCAATCCGGTCAATGAAGGAGTTTTTATCTTCATCTGATGTTGGTGCTGAACCTTCATATAGACAGGCAACGAATGTGTAAATGCCTGGTCGCTCGGCTAAGAAAGTGTCAATAAATGAGTACCTGGTGGCTAAATCATTTTCTGATGAACGCCGGTGAGCTACCCGAAAGGGTTCATAGGCATCTTTATCTGATTTAACATCTTTACCATTGCAGAAAATAGTGACGTCTATGAAAAATTCTTGTTCTATTGCAAGTCCAACTATGGCCATGTTAAGCGCCACATCCACCTTCTTTGGAAATTCATCACATTCGATACACATTATCGCTGATAGTGGCGGAACTATTGGTATTTCCGGATAAGATATCTCAGGAGAAGATGCATAGAAATATGCGAATTTCATTAACAATCCCTTAGTATGTAACTCTGAATATTGTAATTACCCATGCTTCCTGCACGCCTGCGGCATGCTGCTAGCTACCCTCTATGCGCCGACCAGAACACCTTGCCGAATCCACAGTCTCAAAGCTTGTTGTAAGCAATGGACTCATGGATCAACGCCTTACCCATGATGTACAGCTGGTCCTGATTTTCTTCTGTCACATACCAGTCTTTGTACGCCGGGTTATCGGAAAGTACAGCCAGCTGCAGACCCTGCATTTGCAGGCGCTTAACGTGGAAGTGCTGCCCGAAGACAAACGCATACACCCCGTCAACTTTGAAGTTTCTCACTGAAACGTCGAAGAAGAGGCGATCGCCAGATTGTATTGTCGGGCACATGCTATCGCCATCAACAGTCATTACCTTCACATCATGCTGAGTGCGATTACCAAAGAGGGAGCGCGCGTGCTCAGTAGTGAACTCAATGGCGTGCAGAACTTCTACAAATTCCGAAATCATGAAAGAGCCTGGCCCCGCACTAACAGTCAGGTCGAGAACGTCGACGCGGAAAACGTCAGAGGCTGGATGTGCTGTTAAAGCGGCCACTGGGTACTTTGCGCCGTTATGCATAGATCCTTCGCCTGAGCTAAGCCAGTCAGGCATTACCCCCAGAGCGTTAGCAATATCTACAAGCTTGGTGGTCTGATTGGCCTTGCCAGTTTCAATCTTCTGAATGGCTGCCTGGCTAACCCCAACCAGATCCCCGAGAGCCTTTTGAGTAAGCCCCCGCGCAGATCGCGCTTCTTTAAGTCTTTCAGCGAGTGTCGTTTTCATAATCTCAAATGTACAACCGTGGTTTTAATCCATCAAACGAAAATGGTTGTTGACTAAATACAACCATAGTTTTATTCTTCTTTCATATTCACTACGGAGGTTGTTATGAACCCAGTAATTAAAACCGCGATCAGTATCGTTGGTTCTCAGAAAAAACTGGGCGATGCCTGCGAAGTATCACAGCAGGCCGTTTACAAGTGGCTGCACAACAAAGCAAAGGTCTCCCCTGAGCACGTTGGGAGCATTGTAAGCGCCACCGGTGGGGCGATTAAGGCTCACCAGATTCGCCCAGACCTGCCGACTCTCTTCCCGAAGGTCGAGCAGTCAGCAGCTTAATACCCAAAGCATTAACCGAACGGCCCGGTATATGGTCGGGTGCCCGGCGTGGTCAAGGTTGACTGTCAATGGTGCACGATAAACAAAACCAATAAACATTAACTATTTCAAACAAATGTGGCGTATATGCACTCACTTACTTATCAACAGAATATCGGATTTTCTCCGGGCGTGATGATAAATCGCGCTCAGCAAAAACAGGAAGATAACCACGACGCGATACGCAATGCGATTCGCTCATGGGCAGCAGTACAGGGTCAGGACGTTGTGACGATGCTGATCGTCAATGAGTACCGGGAGCAGGGTGGGGTGGATATCACTTTCCCGAAGGATGTAAGCAGGCAGCGCCAGAAGCTGTTCCGCTTCCTGGATAACCGCTTCGACTCCGATCAGTACCGCGAGAACGTGCGCCAGCTGACACCGGCAATCATGTCTGTTCTGCCTATCGAGTACCGCACAAAGCTGGTTGGCGCTGACTGCAAGCTGGTCAGGCTGGCAGAGGCTGAGAAGGAAGTGTCGGAAGCGAAGCAGGCCGTCATGCTGGACGCACCAGAGCATCAGAAGCTGAAAGAGGTAAGCGAGGGTATAGCTGCACTGTTCAGGCTCATGCCGGACCAGGTAGGCCCGCTGATGACGATGGTCACATCAATGCTGGGAGTTATGTGATGGGAAGTATCAAAAAAGCGAAAGCCCTTGAAGCGGTCACTTCAAAGGCCTTCTCAACACTGTGTTACGTCAACACATCCAACAGGAGTCATTTTAATGGTTAAGCGCAGAAAGTACCAGGAAAAAGAGGAACGACGCCATCCAGATTCACCAGACGGTCTTATCGTAGCAGCGTCCAAGAACCAGGCATTCGCAGAGCGCCTGATTGGAGTTATCCGCATCGCAATGGCTAAGTCAGGGGTGAAGCATGGGCGTCGTTAAGTTAGCGGACTACAGGCCGTCTGAATCGGCCGTGGAGCGTCAGGTGGCAGATCTCGATGATGGGTATACCCGCATCGCTAACGAGCTGCTGGAAGCGGTTATGGCTGCCGATTTAACGGCTCGCCAGCTGAAGGTTGTTCTGGCGGTGATTCGCAAAACCTACGGGTTCGGTAAGAAGTTCGACCGCATCACCAATACCCAGATCGCGATGATGACCGGTATACACCACACCCACGTATGCAAAGCCAAAAACGAGATGATCGCCATGAGCATCATCGTGACAAACGGCCATGCAATTGGCGTGAACAAGATAATTTCTGAGTGGAATTTCGAGGTTAGCCAAGTTAGCGAATCATTAGCTAAAACGGCTAACAAAACATTAGCCAAGTTAGCTAATGGGTATAAGCCAACTCAGCTAAACACAAAAGAAACTATTCAAAAGAAAGAAAAGAAAGAAACCCCCTTACCCCCTGACGGGGGCGACGCTGGAAGTGAAAAACTTACAGCCAGAACCAAAGTCAGCATCGACTACGAATCCTTCCTGGCAGCCTACAACACCGAAGTGGGCGAAAGGCTCCCACACGCGGTTACGGTCAACGAGAAACGCAAGCGTCGTCTGAAGAAAATCATCCCCCAGCTCAAGACGCCAAACGTCGAAGGGTTCAGGGCGTACGTCCGGGCGTTCGTGCATCAGGCCAAGCCGTTTTACTTCGGGGATAACAACACAGGCTGGACAGCAGACTTCGATTTTCTGCTGAGAGACGACACGCTTACCGGAGTTCGGGAAGCAAAATTCGCTGACAGGGGGATGGCATGAGACAGGATATCGAAGCAAGTGTGATTGGCGGGTTACTCCTCGGCGGCCTGACCCCGTCCGCAAGTGACGTTCTCGCCCGGATGGAAGCGGACGCTTTCACAATACCGGTCTACCGGAAAGCCTTTGAGGTGATCCGCAAGCAGGCCCGGAACCGCAAACTGATTGACGCCCTGATGGTTGCCGAAGAGTGCGGTGACGCGCATTTCGCTGACATCATGGAAACGGCCAGATCATGCCCCAGCGCCGCCAACCTGCGCGGATACGCCGGGATGCTTAGCGATCAGCATCAGCGCCGCATGTTCCTGAGCGCAATCGACGAGCTGCGCGGAGACGTGAGCAACGGAACGCTGGATAACGCAGCCTCGGCAATGGACGAGCTTATGCGCCGCCTGAGCACCATCAGGAAGCCCAAAACTGAGGTTGCCCCGGTACGGCTCGGTGATGTGCTGGACGACTACACCGACACGCTGGAGAACCGGCTGAAGAACGGCGATGAGTCCGACACTCTGAAAACCGGGATCGACGAGCTGGACGCCATCACTGGCGGCATGAACGCGGAAGACCTGGTGATTATCGCGGCTCGCCCGGGCATGGGTAAGACAGAACTGGCGCTTAAGATTGCCGAAGGCGTGGCAAGCCGCCCGATGCCTGGTACTGAAAACCTGCGCGGTGTGCTGATTTTCAGCATGGAGATGAGCAACCTGCAACTCGCAGAGCGAAGCATTGCCGGGCGAGAAAACATGTCCGTCAGCGTTCTGCGTAACCCGGCAAACATGGATGACGAAGGCTGGGCGCGGGTTTGCAACGCTATCTGCCACCTGAAAGACCTTGATGTCTGGATGGTCGATGCGTCGAAACTGACCGTCGAGGAGATCCGCAGTATCGCCGAACGGCACAAGCAGGAGCACCCGGCGCTGTCTCTGATCCTGGTTGACTACCTCGGCCTGATATCCAAGCCGAAAGCCGACCGTAACGACCTGGCGATCGCCCATATCTCCGGCAGCCTGAAAGCAATGGCGAAGGATTTAAAGTGTCCGGTCATCTCTCTGAGCCAGCTTTCCCGTGACGTTGAGAAGCGCCCAAACAAGCGCCCGACTAACGCCGACCTGCGCGACTCCGGCAGCATTGAGCAGGACGCAGACAGCATCATCATGCTCTACCGCGAGGCTGTGTACGACGAGCATTCCCCGGCAGCGCCATATGCCGAGGTCATCGTGACCAAAAACCGCTTCGGTACTCTCGGAACCGTTTACCAGCGATTCGTTAACGGTCACTTCATGCCATGCGATCAGGACGAAGTTCGCCGCATCTCAACCAGCAAACCATCAACCGGGCGCCATCACAGAGGGGCCGATGTATGAACACAGCAATGCAAATCATCATGAACTCACAATACGCTGAGTTCCCTGAAACACTCCTGACGCTGGAGTTATGCCGCGCCACTGCCCGGTCTGACGGTCGCAAGATTGGCGAATCACTCCGTGCCTGCGCAAAGGTGAAGGCCCGCCAGGCGAAGAACCGGAACCTGTTCAACACGCTGACTGAGATGTCCCGCAGCCAGTTCCCGGAAGTGCAGATGACCCGCATCCGTGGCTGCGTAGACCGGATGGAGAAGGCGCTTAGTCGTGAAGTCGGCAACATGACCCTGACCGAGGATAACTTGCGCGAACTGCGCGGGGAGGCTGCATGAAACACTCCAGCCAATACGCTGAAATCATCCAGTACGTAACCAAACACCCCGGCTGCTACATGTCTGATATCCGTCGCGACACATCCATCCAGAAAGGGGCGATAGCTTCGGCGTTATGTGAGCTGACCAGGGTTAAAGCTCTGCGTCGTGAGGGTTTCGAGAAGCGATACCGCTACTTCGTTGTTCGCCCGGAAAGTCTGCCAATTATCGGGCCGAAGCGGATTCCAAAGCAGCCCAACCGTGACACAGCCAACCCTCTTAACAACCTATTCAATCAGTGCCTGGCGTCTGTCAGGGGCGGGAGAGCAGAAGTATGAGCAAGGTAAGAAATTTCGGCTGGAATCGCCTGAAACTGGCGACCCTGTCGTTCGAACAGCTCAACGAGCTTGAGGAGCAGGTGAAGCAGGAGCACGCCTGCAAAGACGGCATCCACATGTACGACAAGGCAGGCCGCAACAAGCTCGACGCTCTGAGCTGGGCCGTATACAACAAGCAGAAGCAGGGAGCAGCCCAATGAGCAACATCAACAAACAGCAATTGCGTGAAGCTGCACAACAATGCTCTGCGCAGGAACCGTTAAGGATTGTCGAGTACCACGGGAAAATGTGCCTGCGTAACAGTGGTGGGATTGTGTTCACCGTTCTGCGCGACAGTTCATTCCCTGAATATTCCTCGGAGAACGAGAATTACGCTCGGCTCGCAGAGTTATCGACTCCGGACACCATGCTGGCGCTACTGGATGAGCTGGAAGCCGCAGAGAAGCGCATCGCTGAACTGGAACGCGGAAGCAAAGTTATTAAGTGCTGGTCTTGCCAGAAAAGCGTAACGGTTGATCAGGTAACGGCAGAGGATGGATTTTGCCCGTCATGTAACTGCGGCATCGACCTTGAGGACTATGAAAACGCAGAACTGGTAGCCGCTGGAATCATCACTAAGGTGGGGGTGGACAAGTGAAAATAAGGGTTGTTTATCAAGAGCCAAAGGAAGACGGAGTTTTAACAACATACTCTAATGGACATATTGAAATGCGTCCATATCTAATTGATGAAAATGGGGAGGAATATATTGATATGTTTCCAAGAGACAATGAACAACATTAAGGATTTAGCAAATTACCAAAACGTCAGGCATCATCACGCGGGTGGAGGAGTAGGGATATGGATACTTTGCAGAAATTAATCGAATCTGAAATTGGTGACTTCTTTGCTGGGTTCGGTAGCCCCGGAGAGCCTGAAACTCCGGAAGATATGCAGTCTCAGCTTCTTGCGCGAATCACTCCACTATTCTCCAGCATGGAGCAGGAGCCGGTGTTTTTTATAGAGGTCGAGGGCGACGACTGGATCCAGGCGGGCAGAATTCCAGGCAGTACGTTTGATTTTAATAATCTGCCAGACGGTATAAATAAACTCTACGCAGCACCACAGTTACCGCAGCCAGTGCCGGATGCATTGGAACGTCTGCGCTCCATTGTTGCTGACCCTAAGGCGCTGCCACGCCGCAAGGAGTGGGTTAGCGGCCAGCAATACAGTTACGTGCTTCTCGAAAACGTCGAGGCGATGGTAGACGACGCCTGCCGCGCCGCCATGCTTCAGGGTGCCGAACCTGTGCAGGGCTGGATTCCGTGCAGTGAGCGGATGCCGGAATTTGATACCGGCGTACTTCTGTATTTCCCTGATTATGGAGGACATATCGAAAGCGGATGCATAGGCGACGAAGGCGACGGGGCATATCATTACTTTTTCGACGGCGATTCACTAAGGCACGAACCTACTCACTGGATGCCGCTGCCAGCAGCACCGCAGCAGGAGGCAAAACCATGAAGCACTTGCGATATGACTGCATGGGTGCTGCATATGCAGGTGTGAACAAGCACCCTGAGGTGGTAATGCGAGAGCTTGGTATAGCGTATGAGCTTGCCATCCCTCAAAGCATGGGTGACCAGTGGTGGTTGTTTAACTGCAACCACGAGGACTTGCCTTGCTTCATTACAGAAATGGAATGCGATAACTGGCTCGCTAATCGGTATCGACTACCTGCTCAGTACATTAACAGCGGTAAGTCGGAAGCGCTGAGTAAGGAGGTGAAGTGATGCATAAACACATCATTAAATACGACCATCGCGACGGCGTTAAGCTCCCCCTGCATCAGATTGAAACCTGGTGCGGTCATCAGCCAGGGGCATTCGAATGGCTGTTTCATGACGCGCAGCATGCGGTGCTTTGCATAGAGCAGGGTGGTTCGCAGGCGCCATGCAAAAGCTGCCTTAAAGCGATCCGCGATGTTATCGACAGGGAGGTGAAGTGATGACGTTATTCACTCTGCCAAAGTGGGCTGCGCTTGCGGTAGCAATCCTAATCTGGCCTGCATTAAGCCTGGCAATGTCTGCGTGGTTATTCATCGAGAGCGGCAATAGCTTTATGGGGTTCGCGTCTGGAGTATTCGCATCATGCGTCATTTGGGAAGTGCGTAAAATCAGGCGCGCATTCTTCAATGACTGACGCGCTTCTGAAATAACAATCAGGCCTCTCCGGAGGCCTTTTTCTCGCGTTGATAAATCAATATCAGTGAGCGATAATAACAACGCACCGGCCTGAACACCCGGTGTCCCCTGCGCATATAATGGGGACGTTATATGCGACCACAATCTGAACATCTTCACCTGTCACCGATGCAGAAATGCACCGGCGATTTTCTGCATTCTGCGTTACCTCTCGGGGGTGGCGTATGAAGCAGCAATTCCTCCTCCGTAACAACAACATCCGCGCCAATGCCATCAACGCGATTAATCAGCTGCAGCTCGACGAGAAGCGCCCGGTCGTCATCGAGATAAAAGAGATGACCCGTTCCATCGACCAGAACGCAAAGCTCTGGGCAATTTTGGGCGACATCAGCAGCCAGGTTGAATGGCATGGCCGCAAGCTCTCCTCTGAATCCTGGAAGCATATCTTCACCGCTGCGCTGGTTAAGCAGGAAGTCGTGCCGAATCTGGCCGGTGATGGATTCGTGGTGCTGGGTCAGTCAACCAGCAAAATGACCGTCGGCCAGATGCGGGACCTCATCGAGCTGATACATGCCTTTGGTGCTGAGCGTAACGTCCTCTGGGGCGATGAATCACGACTGGCTATGGAATGGGCTTCCCGTTTCGGAGGTGTCCGTGACTAGTCCTCTCGCTCGCATTATCACCAATGAAATCTACCGCGTCCGGACTCGCCGCAAACGCAAGCCGGAACTCAAGCCATCCGAAATCCCAACCCTCAAGGGCTACACCGCCCGTCTCGTCGATCAGAAATGGCTGCGCCTGGCAGCAAGGAGAAATCATGCGTAAGCCAGCCCGGCGTAAATGTAAGGTCTGTAACGAATGGTTCCACCCGGCGTACAGCAATGTCGTCTGGTGCTGCCCGGCTCACGGAGCTATATACGCGCTGGAGCTGCGAGCCAAGGAGAAGGTTAAGGCCGAGGCTAAGCGCATCAAGGCGCAGAAGGAAGCCGAGAAAGTAGGCCGTGAACGCCGCCAGAAGATGCGCGAGTCCTTCAAGACTAAATCCCAGTGGGATAAAGAGGCTCAGTCTGCCTTCAACCGGTACATCCGGATCCGCGATGAGGGGAAAGAATGCGTCAGTTGCGGCAGCCCGCTCATGGGAAAAAGCAACTACCTGACCGGTAGCGCCATTGACGCCAGCCATTACCGTTCCCGCGGCGCTGCCTCACATCTCAAATTCAACGTGTTTAACGTCCACTCAGCCTGCACCCGGTGCAACCGCCAACTTAGTGGCAATGCCGTCGAGTACCGTATTCGGCTGATTGATCGCATTGGCCTGGAGCGTGTCGAGCGCCTTGAATCTGACAACGAGCCCCGCCGGTTCGATATCCCATACCTGCAGCGCATCAAATCCATCTTCACCCGCAAAGCCCGAGCGCTGGAGAAGCGCCGCGCCCGTCAACAGGAGGCAGCATGAGCACCCACAATACCCTCGCATTACTCAACTGGTACCGCTCAAAGCATGTTGCCGCGGTTAAAACACCTGCAGGCATTGTCTTTATGGGGATGCGTAACGTTACCGCCGATCAGCGAAGAACGCTTCTGGCAATCCCGCAAGCTGACCTCGAAGCAGCGTTGAGGATTCAGCAATGACCCGCGACCAGATAGCCCGATACCAGGCCGAAAGCGTCATGCGCGCCAAACAGCCGCCAGTAGCAAAGCACAGCCAGAACCAGACCAAAACCAAACAGCCAGAGAGGGCCGCAGCGTGAATATTCAGTATCTTCAATACGTACGTGAGCAGCTCATCGTTGCGACTGCCGATCTGAGCGGGGCTACCAAAGGTCAGCTAGTCGCCTTTGCTGAAAACGCCATGTTCACTGCCACACCGCGCAGCCGCTCCCGCGTGAAGGTGATTAACCCGGCGAACGGGAAGCTGGTTAACCCGAGCAGCCCGCCGATCCCCGGGCAGCAATCGCGCGCTAAAGGGTCGCACATCCCGCTGGTTCAACCGGTCGAATACTCCACCGCATCGTGGCGCCGGGCGGTCCTGTCGCTCGAGGAACACCAGAAGGCATGGCTGCTCTGGAACTACAGCGAGAATGTGCGCTGGGAGAACCAGGTGGCGATCACCATGTGGGCGTGGGGTGAGTTCAGGGCGCAGCTGGGCGTGAAGAAGGTAGCCGGCAAGACGATGGACAGGCTGAAGGCGTTAATCTGGCTGGCTGCTCAGGATGTTAAGGCTGAACTGGCCGGGCGTGACGTTTACGAATATCAGGCACTGGCCGAGTTTGTAGGCGTGGCGAAGTCCACCTTTACTGAAACCTATCTGCCGCACTGGCTGGCAATGCGCAGCAGCTTTACACGGCTTGATAGTCACTCTCTTATCTCAGTAACGCGATCACGTTCACAACAAAAGGCGACAAACTTTAACTCAAGTCTTGCAAAACCGAACTGAAACGCATATATTTCATGTAAATCTGATATCGTCGCCATAGCTTTGGTTGTCGACTGAATTACACAAAAGAGCCCGAGGTTAACGCCTTGGGCTTTTTCGTATCTGAATCCCGCTACCTGGGACCTTTAGGCCGAAGAGCCGATATTGCCATTCCCTCACATACGCCTACGGGCGATTTAAGCGCCGTTGGAAACCCCCATCTCCAGATGTACGGCGCTCTTTTATTTTTTCAATGCGCAGCTGGGATTACCCAATGGAGAACAGCCTAATCACAAGCATCGCTGCTGTCTTATTCGGTGGCGGTGCGCTCGCGCTTTTCTGGAAGCCATTAAGCGCGGTCATTGCTTCAGCCGTTACGAATAACAGGGCGGGCGGCGAGGTAATCACACATTACAAAGAGCAGGTTGTTCTTCTCAAAGCCACTAACGACGAGCTGCGTCAAGAGAACAACGAATTGAGAGAGCGAAGAGAAAAGGATCTGCAGCGTATTTCCCATCTCGAAAGCGACATACGCATCATCAAAAGCTCGCTTCGCATACTGATAGCAATGACCCAGTCCGGAGGCGATGAACAGTTCCGGGGCCAGGTGAGCTCAATGCTCGCGAAACTGGAGGAAGATCGCCATGAAAGTTAAAGCGTTTATTGAGAGCCATAAAGGGCGTCTCATGATAGGCGCCATGTTTCTTCTGTTCTGTGCCATGTGCAGCGTAATGACGATCGCCTTCACTTACTCCAACAGCAAAATACGCGCCGAGTACCGCGATATAGCTGACGAAAGAGACAAGAAGGTTGAATCGCTTGCGGTGCAGGTAAGCGAGATGAAATCAAAGATCGACTCCATCCCGGAGCGAACTGCAGAAAAGACAGCCGACAAAGTAAAGCCATTGGTTGAGGAGGAGAAGAAGTGAGCCAGATTATCCCCATCCTCAACTTTGAGGAAGGCTATCGGGAAAAGCCATACCGGGACAAGCTTGGATATCCCACTGTTGCCGGCGGAATAAAGATCGGCCCCAAAGGCGCAGCACTATCCAACTACACCTTCACCGTACCGCGCCGTGTTGGCGATGTGTGGAAAGAGGTGTTTGTCGAGAACACTATCACCGAGATGCAACTTCGGCCGGCAATCATCAGCGCATTGAAAAGCTGCAATGACGCTCGCAGGGATGTGCTGATTAGCATGGCATATCAAATGGGCGTTCCCGGCCTCGCTGGTTTCAAAAACACCCTCGCAATGGTCTCCGAAGGAAACTTCGACGGCGCTTCACGTGGAATGCTCAATAGCCTGTGGGCTAAGCAAACACCGGAACGCGCTCAGCGCCACGCTGAAGTGATGCGAACTGGTAACTATGACATCTACAAAGGCCTCATCTGATGGATGCTCTGAACATGCTCCGCGGGATGTCAGGGAATATCTCACTCAGTCGCACTCAGGCCGCTCTCGGATTTCTGGTCAGCAGTTGTGTGGTTGCGTGGCAGGCCTATCAGGGAACACTGTCTGAAGTCGTTTTTGGCTTGTACTTCGGTTTCTGCACAGCTGGCTACCTTGGCGCCAAAAAACTGTCCGGAGATAAAGATATCAAGGAGCAGCAAATCGACGCCGGTATGAACCCAGGAGAGAAACCATGAGCATCATAGAAATGCTGATCGCCGGATTCTTCGCTGTAGTGGCTATCGCCGCAGGCGCATTTGGCATCGGCCACTCGAAAGGGAAGGGCAAGGCTGAGCAGGCCGCCACCGAGCGAGAGACGAAAGCCAAAATCGAACAGGCCACTGCCGCAACTAAACGCCAGACGCAAACCAGCAAAGAGGCTTCAGATGTTCAGGAAACCGTTACTCGCATGCCTGGCAACAATGTTGATGACGAGCTGCGCAAAGACTGGCTCAACAAATAGCACTGTCGTAGTGGAAACCGCTTGCAATTGGGTGAAGCCAATCCTCGTTACTGAAGCCGACATCCTGTCGATGGATGAGCGCACTAAGCGGGCGATCCTGACCCACAACAAAACGTGGAAAGCTAACTGCGATACGGAACCCGCAAAATGAGTGCGTACTCGATCTACAACATCATCTCCGGCGGCGCGATAGCCGCACTTCTCATGACATGGGTCTTCTTCTGGATTTACTGGAAACAGGAACGACGTCACCGGGAAGAGATAAGGCGCCTTCAGCGTGAGGTTGTGATGGAGATAAAGAACGCGCACAGGCTCAATTAGCGCAGGAAAGAGAACCTCATCCATGAGGCTCTGACACAGTCTCTCCACTGGACTTTAAGCATAGAGAAATAACGGAGCCTCGCATTAGCGGGGCTTTTTTATGCCCGCAGTAAACCGCGCATTCTCGTGCGCATATCAACCAAGAGCCTTTCGGGGTAGAGCTTGAGATAGGGCAGTGGTAACGCTGACCGCTCTTGGGCTGCCCGTATCTACGAGAACAGGCTCAACCACCAAAAGGTAACAGCGAAATGAAATCATTAACCCTCTTCAATCAACCAATCCGTGTCGGGGAAGACGGCATGATCTGCCTCACCGATATGTGGAAAGCCAGTGGCAAAAGTGATGCTGAATCGCCTTACCACTATCTGCGAAACAAGCAGACCAAGGAGTTCCTGGCCGAGCTGGAGAAAAACCACGAATCTGTGGTTTTCACTTCCCGCGGCGTACACGGAGGAACCTATGGCGGGAAGTTTGTTGCATACGATTATGCAGCATGGCTAAACCCTGGGTTTAAGTACGCGGCTTATAAAGTCCTTGATGACTACTTCACCGGAGAGCTTCAGCATCGAAACAGCTTAAGTGCTCAGCTCAACATGAAATGTCATGAGTTTGACCAGAAGAAAGACATGGCGAGCTTCTGCGGGCAAGGTCTCGCGGCATGGCGCTATACGAAGCCTGTGTTGGTAGCTGAGATTAACACCCTGGCTAACCAACTGCAGATCACGATCCCCGGGCTGCCGGGATGAGTAATCGCGTCATCGAATGCGCCTCCAGAGCGGGGCGCGACTTCTCAGAGTTCATGAAAGGTGAGAAGGGCATGATGGAAGCGCTGGCCTCGGTGGATCAGTTTGGCGAGCAGCTCCGACTCAACGGCTGCGTCAATCATCACTTTGTCAGCTACATGATGCGGAACTCGATCATGCAGGCATTCATGGACATGGCAAAAGCCGAGAAGAAAGAAGAGCGGCGGCGTAAGCGAGCGGAAGCAAAAGCGAAGTAGCCATTCCAAAGCGTCCTGTCCCGGGCGCTTGATAATGGATATCCCCCTGAGCGGATAAACTAAAAATAACCCCTGCAACGGATAATGACGGAGCGACCAATGGCAATTTGCAAGTTGTCAGTCGAGCTCAAAGCCAAGTGGTGGTTGCCGGTCTACATCAAAACGCTGACCCTATTCTGCCTGATGATGGGCCGAGAGCCTGATTACGAAAAGGTGTCTGCGTTCATCGTGAAGCATGGCATCAGCCGGCAGGTGAAGGCACAGCCTGTAAAGAGATAACGGAGTGACACATGGCATCGAAAAAGCTCACGGCTGAGCAGCAGCAGCTATTCGATGCGCTGACTCCGCTTCAGCAAAATTTCTCTCTCGCCATCATCAAAGGCAAGAATCAGACCGACGCGTACAAGGCTGCCAAAGGGAAGGCCAAAACACCTGAAGCGATTCGCAACTCAGCGAGCCAGATCTTTACAAATCTTGGTGTGCAAGCATTCCTCAAGTCGGTTCAGGGTGAAGTGGTAGGCGAGGCCATCATGAGCCGTGAGGAGGCACTGAAGCGCTTAACTGCGCTCGGGCGTACCTCTCTCTTCGATCTGGCTGAGTTCCGCAATTACGTGGCTTGTGAAGGTGAAGATGGAGAGCCTGTGATGCAGGCAACCTGGAGCTTCAAAGACTCAGCTTTAGTGACGCCGGAAGCTATGGCCGCAATCGCTGAGCTTACCGCCGGGCCGCAGGGCCTGAAGATTAAACTCCACGACCCGAAAGCGGCCATTAAGCAGCTGGCTGAACTGGAGGGGTGGGAAGCACCGAAGAAAACCGAAATGTCAGGCCCTGGTGGTGGTCCGTTACAAACGGTCACTATGAGCAAGGCTGAATACAAGGCTGCACGGCAGGAGATGATGGAGGATGACGACTGCTGAGCAAAAGATATTTGCCCGCCGGGTAGAGTGTGAAGAGGACGGCCTGTATTACGCGCGCTACTTCTTCAAGCAGCGCACCGGCGGAAAGATGATTGTCGCGCCTCACCACAAGGTGATTCAGCAGACGCTGGACCGCGTTATCGATGGTGAGATTACGCGCCTGATCATCAACGTTCCACCTGGGTATACGAAGACAGAGCTGGCGACTATCAACATGATGGGACGCGGGCTGGCGCTTAACTGTCGGGCCCGCTTCATGCACCTGTCCTATTCGCACAATCTGGCGCTGCTGAACTCCTCAACTGCGCGCGGCATGATTAAGTCGCATGCGTATCAGTCGATGTGGCCAATGTCGCTACGCGATGACGCTGACAGTAAGGCGATGTGGTGGACCGAGCACGGCGGCGGCGTTTATGCCTCGTCAGCTGCGGGACAGGTTACAGGCTTTCGTGCCGGACACATGGAGCCTGGCTGGCAGGGCGCGCTAATTATCGATGACCCGGTTAAGCCAGATGACGCTTACTCGGAAATCGTTCGCGACGGCGTCAACAACCGCTTTAACGAGACAATCAAATCTCGACTGGCGATCGAGACGACGCCGATGATTGTCATCATGCAGCGCATTCACTACCACGACCTGAGCGGTTACCTGCTGCGGGGCGGAAGCGGTGAGAAGTGGCACCACCTGAATTTGCCGGTGATTATCAACAACAGCCAGGCATACGCCGACCAGTACCCTGAAAACACTCACGCCATACCGATTGACCACGGCCTGCGTGATGGCTGGCTATGGCCGTTTAAGCACAACGAATCGCACCGCGTATCGCTGTTTTCTCACCGGCGCACCGCCGAAGCCCAGTACATGCAGAACCCGAAACGCTTCAATGCGGAGGGCGCGCTGTGGAACGAGGAGATGATCAGCGCCGCACACGCGATGCGGATCACCCAAGAGCTGGCCCGTACGGTCGTAGCAATCGACCCGCAGGCCACCAACAGCGAAGAGAGTGACGAATCAGGCATTGCCGTCGCCAGTGTTTACGGTACCGGCGATGAACGGCAGTACAGCCTCGATGCGGATTACAGCGGGAAATACTCACCCAACGGCTGGGCCACCAAAGCCATTGAAGCCTATGAGCAGCATGAAGCTGATGCGATCGTCATTGAAACCAACCAGGGCGGCGATATGGCGGAGGACACGCTGCGCAATGCCGGGTTCGGCGGCCGCATCATCCGCGTGCATGCCAGTAAGGGCAAATACGCGCGTGCAGAACCTATCTCGGCGCTGTATGCGCAGGGCCGGGTCGCTCACCGTGGCAGCCTCTACGAGATCGAGAACCAGTTCATGGAGTACGTGCCATCTACTGCGAAGAAATCACCTGACCGGCTTGATGCCGCGGTATACGCGCTCACCGAATTATCAGAACCACAATCAACCGGCATGTTGGTGCGCTCGCGCTGACGGAGGACACCGTGAACGAAAGCGAAAATAAACAACTCGCCACGAACGCCAGCATCGACCGCGAGCGGATGCGTTACGTCAACGCACTGTTCAATGGCACCAGTAATACCAAGCGTAAACGCCTGTATCAGGAATTCGGATATCCTCAGGATCTCTGCTTCGATGACTTCTACCGGGCGTACCGCCGAAATGCTATCGCTGGCGCCGCGGTAACGCGCATGGTTGATGGCTGCTGGGAGGATTACCCGGAAATTTACGAAGGCGACCAGACGAAGGATGCAACGCAGCAAACGGCCTGGGATAAGCGGGTCAACAAGCTGCTCAAGCGCTGCTGGAAGCAGATTAAGGGTGCTGACAAGCGTAACCTCGTGGGCCGTTACTCAGCGCTGCTCATCCAGGTTAAAGACAGTAAGTCATGGTCGGATCCTGTCGATAAGGCGCTGGTCGGCAGGCTGCAGGAAAGGGCGCTAGTCCGGCTCATTCCGGTCTGGGAGGCCCAGCTCGACCCGGTCAGTTATAACGAGGACCAGAACAGCGAGGACTACGGCGCTGTCAGCATGTACTCGTTTACAGAGATACCGGTGCAGCAGCAGCGAAGCGGCCAGCCCGGGCGAATCATCAACGTTCACCCCGATCGCGTCATCATCCTGGCGGAAGGCTCGGATGACGGCCGGCTTGATTCCGGCGAGTCACTGCTGGAGGAGGGCTTCAACAAGCTGCTGGACCTCGAAAAGGTGTCTGGTGGCGCTGCTGAGGGCTTCCTGAAGAACGCCAGCCGGCAGCTCAACTTTAACTTCAGCGCCAAGACAAGCTTTTCGCAGCTGGCAAGGGCGCTGGGCGTTAGCGAGGCCCAACTCTCCGAAGGGATGGATGACCAGGTTCGCCGCCTGAATGACAGCACAGACAGCGCCGTCATCATGCAGGAGGGTGATACCAGCGTGCTTTCAGTGGCCGTCGCCGACCCGGAACCTACCTGGCGCACCGCGCTGAGCGAGTTCTGCGCGACCGTTCCTATCCCTGTGAAAGAGCTCATTGGGATGCAGACAGGTGAGCGCGCCAGCACCGAGGATGCAAAAGGCTGGGGCCGCACCAGGATGAGCCGCCGGAAAGGGTTCCTGACTGACGTTATCACCGATGTGGTTTCGCGCTTCTGGACGCTTGGCATTATTCCTCCGGCGCGGAATGAAGAAATTACCGTGGGATGGTCCGATCTGCTGGCGCCGAGCCAGGCGGAGAAGATAGCCAACATGGATAAGCTGGCTGACGTCGCCGTTAAATCGACGAACGCATTTGGCCGCTCAGCCATTACCGAGAACGAGATACGCGCGGCAGGCGAGCTGCAAGCCCTGCCAGGACTTGATGACGAGGTGCCGCCAGATGGCAATAAGCCAAAGCCTGATCCACTGGCCGACCCAGAATCAGAAGCCGAAGAGTCCGGTAATACCACGGTCGAAAGTTGATCCCACGATGTCGCGCAAGCCAGTCAGCAGGATGGAACGCGATATCGAGGACAGATATTACGCGATTAAGGTTGCCCTGAAAGCCCTGTTCGACCAGCGCCTTACCGGGCGGGAGCGCGAGGTTAACAGCCACAGTTGGCACTTCCTGTGCCACGTCAACGGTGAGGATCAGAGGCTCTACCAGGTCAGCGCCGGGAAGTTCATCTACGACATGACCCCGCAGGAACTGGCGGAGCTGCTGGAGGCTGTGCAGGGCATTCTGGATGACTACCTGCTGGAGGGCGGCGAACAGAACCAGTGGGCGATGGATTACGTCGTCGCAGAAGCGCGGAGAGGGACGTTAGAGGCCTTCAATAACCTATCCCAGCAGTCGCAGGTCTACGCCAGCCAGACGACGCTACAGCAGCTTTTAAGCAGCCCCGGTCACCTTAATCAGATCGCATCCGCCCGGCTGACAACATTCAGCGACTGGAAAGCCATCAGCGATGCCGCCCGGGCTGACCTGACTGGCATCATCACGGATGCGGTGGCACGCGGGGTTAACCCGAGGGAAACGGCCAGCGTTATCAGTAAGCGTCTCGACGTGAGCATGTCCAGAGCCAAGACCATTGCTCAGACTGAGCAGGTCGGCGCGCTGCGACAGGCGCAGTGGAACGAAACTGATTGGGCTGCCGACAGGCTGGGGCTGAATACCGGCCTGATGTGGCTGTCGGCGCTCAAGCCCACTACGCGCAGCTGGCACGCCAGCCGTCACGGCAGGGTCTACACCACCGAAGAGGTGCGCGACTTTTACGCTGTGAACGGGAACCGTTGGAATTGTTATTGTTCGCAAATACCATGTTTGCTGACAGATGGCGGTGACCTATTTAACGAAGGATTGGCTGACAAACTTGCTGCTGAACGCAAGAAATGGAAGCCTGACGAAAAGTGAAGTGGTAAAATTGACGTGCGGCTAGACCGGCCAGTCGAAGAGGGTGAACGTAGACGCCCCTGCCGCACCCATCATCTACGAAACCTGCTACGAGGTTTAGAATGAAATCATGCAAGAAATGCGGCGAGACCAAGCCGTTAGCCTATTTCTATAAAAGTGACCGGTGCACTGATGGTTATCGTGGTACGTGCAAACAGTGCGCAGCTAAAACCAAGTGCTTACCGGCGGCAGAGAATGGTGTTGTTCCCATCCCATCAGCCGATCGGCTAAATGAGCTATTCGAGTTATCAGGTTCTGACCTGGTGGCAAGAAAGTCCAGAGGGCGCGTAAAAAGCGGTTCCGTCTGCGGCTACAAGCGAAAAGATGGCTATATCAGAGTGAAGGTGGACGGCGCGTTGGTAATGGCGCATCGGATAGTTTGGAAGATGCTCAACGGTGATGAGCCCAACTTTATCGACCACATCAATGGCGATCGCTCAGATAATAGACCGGAAAATCTTCGGGCCGTAACAAGCTCTGATAATAAGAGCAATGAGTCTCTCAGGGTCGACTCAACATCAGGATTTATTGGTGTCACCTGGTACACCCCAACCAGCCCTACCAAAACGGCAAAATGGGTGGCTAAAATAGCCAAAGAAGGCAGTGAGAAGCACATTGGCTACTATATCGAACTCAAAGACGCTGTCCTTGCCTACAATGCGGAGTGTTTGAAATTGCACGGCGATTATGGGCTACGGAAAATAGAACATAACCTGAATAAGCTCCGAGAATTGGGGCTCTGATGAATACCAACAAGGTCGCTCAGGCGGCCTTTTTTAATGCCTGAAATCCACCAATGAGGCCCATATGAGCGGTGTTTATTTCGAATCAAAGCGACTTGGCGATATCTCATGCACGCACGTTAAGATCGGCGGCATTGAAGCAATTATGAAGCAGGTGGGCGATCGCAAGGTCATCAAGTCACAAGGCCGCGGCAACGTGCGCCAGGTAAAAGCCATCGTCAGAGAATTACATAAAGCCATTCAATAAGAGGACTCCGCATGAAGCTGTCGAGCATTCATGTCCGATCCCTCGCCATCAACGCCTCCAACATTTCAACGACAACCATCAACGGCCAGGAACACTACGTCATTCGTGGTGCGGTTCCTATCGTCGATGACATCGTGATGAATGGCGGCCTGTATCCGGCTGAGGAGATTAACAGCAGCTACCTGACGATGGAGCGCAAGCTAATGCCGATCGGCCATCCGATGGTGAACGGCAAATACGTCAGCGCCAACGACCCGCAGGCGGTTAACGATTACTACGCAGGGGCATGGGCGCAGAACGTCAGCAAAGCCAGCGACAAAGTGGTGATGGACGTTTACGTCAACAAGGCGGTGGCAGAAGCCAAGCCAGACGGCAAGCGACTGATTCAACGCCTCGACGACATGATCACCGGCAATAACGCCGAACCGATCCACGTCTCCACCGGGTTGCTGCTGAACAAAGAGCAAAAGGCTGGTGAGTCGAAGGGTAAAAAGCACTCCTGGGTCGCGCACAACATGCAGTTCGACCACATCGCCATCCTGCTGGATGAACCGGGCGCCGGTACGCCGGAAGAGGGCGTCGGCATGTTCGTGAACGCTGACGGACAGGAAGGGGAGGTCGAAACCGCCAGCCTCATCGATGCGGCTAACAGCCTCAAAGACGGCCTTCTGAACAAGGTGAAGTTCTTCCTCACCCACAACTCCGACGCCTCATTCGACGAAATCTACCAGATGCTGCGCGAGGCTATCCGCGCGCCGTCCGGCAGTGACGTTTATCGCTATGTGGTGACCGTCTGGCCGGACAAATTCATCTACGAAGAGGGATCGAAACTCTTCCAGCAGAAATACCTCATCGATGATAACGCGGTAACGCTGGTCGGTGAGCCCATCGAAGTCGTGCGCAAACCCACTGAGTACGAAGTCAAAACCAACGGAGAACAAAACCCGATGAAACAGAAGATGATCGCCGCGCTCAATGCCGCAGGCGTAACAACCGAGGGGCTGACCGACGATCAGGTCTGGGATGCCTATAACGAGCAGATGAAGAAGTCTGCTTCTGACGACAAAAAAGACGGTGGCGATGACATCGATGATGCTGGCAAGTCGAAAAAGAAAGAGCAGGCCACCAACAACGAAGAGATGCCCGCCTGGGCCAAGGTGCTTACCGATCAGGTGACAGCCCTGAACAGCCAGATCAACGCCAGCGCTGAAACCGAGAAGGGCAATATGCGCGCTGCGGTGAAAGCCAAGTTTGGCATGACCGATGTCGCGGTGAACGCGCTGGACGGCGAGCCGCTGAAAGAGCTGTTTGCTCAGTGCCAGACCTCAACCGGCCTGAATGGTGCATTCCGCCAGGCTACCAACAACCAGTCAGTCAGCGAAATGCCGGAGTAAAAAATGGCTAAAGATGGAAAACACGTAATCCACGCCGGTGGCGTATTCCCTAATCCACTACTCAACCGTAAAGGTGCGGCGGCGGCAGCTACTAAGCCAGGTACCGTTGGTTTCTTTTCCGCCGGTAAATTTACGGCATCAGTAGACGGTGATGAAGAAGCGATTCTTTATGTCGCTGACTTCGACTATCTGCGCTGCCAGACGGTTGATGACTCCATCCCAATCAACGAGCTGGTAGTTGCCATCCACCCGATGCAGGGCATGTTCCTGAACGTGCGCGCCGCTGCCGGCACGTACAAAAAAGGCCAGCCGTTATCCATCGCAAACGGCCAGGTGAAAGCCCACGCTTCTGGCGAGTCCATCCGCGCATATGTCGAAGAAGACACGGCGTACACCGTTGCTGCAGGCGATCTGCTGCGCGTCGTTATCAAGTAAGGAGCACCTGAATGCTTGTATTTTCCCGCTCTATCGGTGAACGCACCGGTAATCTCGAAGTCAACCAGGCGCAGTTCCGCGAGCTGGAGATGGCGCGGAACATGAGTGCGCAGTCTGTCGCAGACTTCATTGCCCGTGCTCGCTTCGGTGAAAACGGACATCTGGACGCTGTGAATGCGGTGGACGACATTCGCCGCATGTACCGCGCGTACGACCAGACCGTGCTGGCGCAGTTCGAGCCGAACACTGAGTTCACCCTGTTCAACGACCTGATGCCGCTGTCCCGCTCTGTTCGCCTGGAAGAGTCCGTGTATGAATATGCGCGCACCGGCGGTCGTGGCTGGGCGCACACCTCCATGTCCGGCCAGATTGGCGCGGCGCTGGATGCTCGCGCGTACAGCTTCGACGGCACGATGGTTCCGGTGCACGACAGCGGCTTCAAGTTCCATTGGCGTGACCCTATCTTCAACAAAGGATCTGCACTGGCATCCCTGGCTGATGCGCAGCGCGGCTCTGTTGATGATGTGCGCCGTAAGATCGTGGACTACATGTTCAACGGTTTCCGCGACTCAGAAGGCAACTTTGTTACCTTCGATGGCAAAACGTGGAAAGGCCTGAAGAACGATGAGCGCGTCGGCCAGGTTGATTTGGGCGCATCTGGCCTGAACATCGACTTCTCCAGCCGTACTACAACCGCAGAACAGAACCGAAACGGTGCGATCGCCCTGCGTGACACCATGAAGATCACCAATAATCAGTACGCGCCGCAAACCTGGTACGTATCCAGCGAGATCATGTCCAACTGGGAGCGCTATTTCAGCGACAATTACCAGTCCGGCACCATCCTGCAGGAAATCCTGAAGCTGTCCGGCATTGCTGCGGTGAAAGAAGATGCAGAGCTCTCCGGAAACCAGATTCTGGTGGTGCCGCTGACTGCTGGTGTTATTGCGCCGATCACTGGTCAGGCCGTGGGTACTGTTGCTGACCCTCGTCAGTTCTACAACAGCGACTACATCTGGCGCACCTGGGGAGCTATGGGCCTGATGGTCAAGCAGGATATCAACCTCAAACATGGCGTGCTCTTCGCGAGCAGCTAAGGAGAAATTGAATGGTACTGGTAGAAATCACAGCAGGTAACGTCTTCGCCGGTGCCAACCTCCGCAAACTGGAGGTTGGTGCGATCGTAGAAGTGGACGATGAGACCGCTGCGCGCTGGAAAGCGTCAGGTAAGGCAAGGGACACCGACAAGAAGAAGGGCGAAAAGTTGGTGTTTGAGGTGGCAACTCCGTCAGCCCCCGTCTCTTCTAACTCATCAGCACTGCAGGCCAAGCTCAATGAAGCGCTGGAGCAGTTGAAGCAGGCTCATTCTGATGCTGAAGCGAAGGACAAAGAGCACGCCGACGCGCTGGAGCAGTTGAAGCAGGCTCATGCCACTGAGCTGGAAGCTGCTACTAAGCGCGCCGATGAAGCAGAGTCGGCGCTGACAGAAGCAACCAAGAAGGCGAAATAACCATGGCTGACCCAATCACGGCGGCAGACGTGCAGGCGTTCCTCGGTGAATTGGGTTACTCCATCCCGGGAGCGCTGCTGGATCCGATTCTCTGCGTGGTGAACAAAATCATCCCGTGCCTCGATGGGGCCGGGTATGACGACTGCACCGCGAAGCTGATCCTGATGTACGCCGCCGCGCTGATGGCGACGTCGTCCGGCGCTCGCCGTATCAAATCGCAGGGTGCGCCGTCTGGCGCGTCACGCTCGTTTGAGTACGGTGACGACAGTATCACTTGGCTGCGCGATTCACTGGGCCGCCTCGATACCAGCGGCTGTACCGGTGAGCTGCCGATCAGCGCCGGTAACAGCGTTGGCATGTTCCTCGTTGTTGGGGGTTGCTGATGACCTGGACATCCGTAAGCGTCCGGCTGCCGCGCCCATTCGTTCGCGTCTGGGTGCTGACCGACACCGGGCGGGAGACTACCGGCTACGTGAAATCGGACGGCGAGTGGCATATCAACTGTGAACGCATCCGGGCGACCGGCGCGAAGGTGCTGAGGTGGCGTGAATGAGTTCAGTAGGACAGTGGTCATACAACAAACCTTGCACATTGTGGCGCAAGGGGCCTGGCGGTAAAGATGAGAACGGTGACCCTATTTCAGCTTATGAGCCGCCAGAAACCATCATGTGCGATTACATCGGTGGGATGTCTGCAAAGCTCGGCTCGCTCGGCAAAGAGGTGGTCGTTAAAAATACCTTCTTCACTGCCTATGCGCTGGCTAACGAGGGTGATTATATCCTTATCGGCCCCAGCACCGCTCCAGACCCACTTAGTGCAGGAGCTGATGAGGTTCGCCACGTCACGCGCTGGAATGACACGCTGGAAGGCATGGAAGACGACTGGGCGATAATTACGGGAGTCTGATCATGGGCATCAAAGTGAAAGGCATCAGCCAGGCGCGGAAAAACCTCAATGCTCTTGTTGGCGATATCCAGGGGCGTAAGACCATCAGGGCCATGCAGTCGGCGCTGATTATCGGGGGCTCTCAGGCTGCACTCTATACTCCGATCGACACGTCTACGCTGCTGAACAGCCAGTTCCGCGATATAACCGTGAATGGCAATCGCGTGACTGGCCGTGTGGGCTACTCCGCCAATTACGCGGTGTATGTGCACGATCCGAATGTGCCTCAGACCTTCCGACGAGCCACCGCCCGGAAAGAATTTCTCACGAAAGGATTTGAGGATACACGCAGACAAATCGATGCGGTGATCGCCAAGGAGATGTCGCTATGACACCCATGATGCACGAGCGGGTGCGCAACATGTTCGGTGATGCTGGCCTGACTTCCGGGTTCACGGTGCAGAAGTTGATGTACGACGACCCGGAGGATCTGACGCAAGCGGTAATGGTTTTCAGGCCAAACGGCGGCACCAACGTACGTAACGACCTTGGCTCTGAGTATTACGTCCTGGTGGATGTCATTGCTGCGAAGGATAAACGCGGCGACGCCGTTAATGCCGTGCAACGCATCGTCGATTATGTCCAGGCCAACCCTATGGCTGATGAGTGCGTCGGTTATATCCAGAACATGGGCGCTATCCCGGCGCCAGTGCTCACCGAAGAAGGACGAATGACCTTCAGGCTCCAGTTCGCCTGCACCTACGGCGAATAGCCATCCCAACCAAATAGACCCGCTCCGGCGGGTTTTCTTTTTAAGTCAAAGAGGAAGTTTCACATGGCTAATTGCCCTAGCTATAATGAGCGTCTATTCGGCGGCGCTGTAGTGCTGGAAGTTGCCGATGGCTGCGCGGATGTCAAACCGCTTGAGGCCGACTGGAAGGCGCTGGCAGCCGGCACGTCCAAAGGCTTCGACTTCAACCCGAACGCGGTTACGTCTGATGCTGATGATGGTGGCGGTTACGTCGAATCCATCATCACTAACAGCGATTTCACCATTAGTTTCGAAGGGGAGGTGCGCAAAAAGGACAAGCTTGATCAGTACGGCATTGGCAAGTTCATCACTTACTTTGCTGCAGAACTGGCGGCCCGTCGCCAGCCGGGTATTTGGGTGCGCATGCCATATGGCCCGGTAACTTTTATCGGTTACATGGTAGTGACGGCCCTGTCGTCTGACGGTGGGACAAATGACATCGTGACATTCTCGACTGAGTTCAAAGTGGGCGATTCGAGCACGATCGAGGTCATCGACAATTCCGCCGCGACCGCGCTGGTATTCGTTGCGGATCTGCCATCAACCAAGACTGCAGCTGTAGGTGATGACTTCGAGCTTGGTGTGCAGGTTAGTGGTGGCGTGGCTCCTTATAAATATGACTGGTACAAAAACGGCATCCATACCGGATTGTCGACCAGTACCACGACCATCGATTTTGATAACGCAACCACAGCTGATAACGGCGTGCGCCAGGTGAAAGTGACCGACTACAACGGTACCACCATCACCTCTACGGCAAATACCCTAACCGTCAGCTAACGGCCATTCCAAAGGGTGGCTGCGGCTGCCCTTGATAATGACCATTACCCTGAGTGAAACATGACAGTTGTAGCCATGAAAGAAATTGGCGAGGTAGCCATTAGTGACTGCCGGGAGGGCGGGAAGGACTACCTGCTGCGGCCATCGCTTTCAGCAATGATGGGGCTTGGTGACCCTGGCGAGATTGTGAGCATCTATGCGCAAATTCATGGAAGCGAGCTCCAGAAGCTCTTAGCCACCTGCGAAACCGGATTTAAGGTGATACCTGACTGGATGGTGCCATCTTTTAACGTTGCAAATGACAACCAGCTCTTAGCGTCAATGCTGGTATTGCAGGCGTGCTGTGATGATGACCTTACCGATGCAATTGGCGAGTGGGTCGAAGAATATGGCCGGATAGCATATCAGCCGGGCCTGATGCCAAAAGAAGAAATCATTATATTTGCCCGACACCTGATGCAGCATGGAGTGGTTGGTAAAGCGAAGGTTCGTCAGTTGCAGCGCAACGAAGCGAACGAGGCAACCAACGAATTTCGGGCTATTGATTACATCGTGGCCGCGCAGGCGCACTTTGGTATGAGTGAGGCGGACGCTGCCAGTCTGACAATGACGAAATTTCAGCTCCTACTCGCCGCGAAATACCCTGATCAGAAGGGCTTTACCCGGGAAGAGTACGATGCCGTTGCTGATGACTTTCTGGCTAAGCAGGCGGCGCGCCGGGCACAGGCGAACCAGAAGTAGCTGGCTTTTTCTTCAATCACCTCCTGAGATCAATAAATCAGCTATTGCCGTTGCGCATGTGCTATTCCTGGGTAGGATGTTTCCACTTTTACCAATGGGAATAAGGATATGAAGCGCTTAATAATCATCACCATTGCAGGTCTCTCACTGGCTGGTTGTGGTAAACCAGCTCCCACAGAAGATGAAGTTTTCCAGCTTGCGAAGAAAGAAATGTCGATGGCTCTGTGCGGTGATAAGAGCGCAAACTGTTTCTTCGTTGAAGGAGGTAGCGCCAAGGTTTCAGAGCGGAAAAATGACAATACGTATAATGCTTCCGCAACATTTAGGGCTATTAAGGGTAATGGGAAGAACCTGGATTACAACGGTGGACTCGTTTCGTTTCAGATCGATGCAGAGACGAATGCTGTTTATGTCCAGTCAATTGAAGCCTGGTCAGAGGATGGGAAAAAATCAATAGCGCTTTGTGGACGTGATTATAAGTTCTGCACTAAGTGACTAAACCGTAAATCCTAACCCGCTCAGGCGGGTTTTTTTATGCCCGGAGATAATATGGCCAGCGAGGAGCAGGTAGGAAATATCGTCTATCAGGTCCAGATGGATGTAGCCAACCTTATTGAGGCCCAAAGAAAAGTAAACGAGCGGCTTGAGAAAATGAATGGCGGGGCCGCAAAGGCCGCTAAATCATTAGATCAGCTTCAAACCAGCATCAGCCGAGTCGCAAGCGCAATTGCCACGTCAATTGTTGTTGAATGGGGTCGTGCCTTTCTTGTTGCAGCTGACAATATGAGCCAACTGAACGCCCGTATTGAGAGGTTGACAGGGAGCGCCGCCACAGCATCACAGACCATGCAAAGTCTGATGAATATTAGCTCTACGACTGGCGGTTCTCTCCAGGACACAGCCAAACTGTGGGAGACGTTAAGCACTGCCCTGAGAAGCACCGGGGCTACGAATGGACAAATACTCCAGCTTACAGAAACTCTCCAGAAAATAGGGCGAATTGGTGGGACATCCGCCGAGGAAATGGCAAACGCTCTCCGCCAATTCGGTCAGTCGATTTCCTCTGGCGTTGTCCGTGCCGAAGAGTTCAACTCGATACTGGAGCAGATGCCAGAACTGGCAAGGCAGATGGCCGCAGGCTTGGGCATTAGCATTGGCGAGCTTCGGCAGTTGATGCTGGATGGTAAACTTACCGCTCAGGATGCGCTTAACGCCATCCAGAAACAGACCGGTGTTGTGAACACCGAGTTTGCGAAATTACCACGTACCCTGTCACAGGCTAACGCTTCACTGACAAATTCATTTTTATCGATGGTGGACTCTGTAAATCAAACTACGGGCGCCAGCGCAGCCATGGTTGCCGTGATTGATTCCATCTCTTCAGCGCTGGATAGGCTTACCGGGAAAACTGCATCGGCAGCGGCCCAAATCTCTGATTTGAACAGCACTGCGGAAATGTTCGAACGCCGTGCCCGAACTTATTCATGGCTTGGCCTCGATGGGTGGGAGGCGCAAAGTAAAGCTCTTGTCGGTCTTAGCAACAAGGCAGCCATGCTGGTTGGCGATTTTGATGCTGTTAAGAAAGCCTCCAACATTGCAGCAAATACAAAGCCAATTGAGATAAAGGCTGTCGCCACTGCCAGCACCGGGAAAACGAAAAAGACCCAAGCAGCAAAAGACGCTGAAACCTATGCAAAAGCTCAGGAATCAGTTAACGAAAAACTGGATGAGTTGAAGCAGAAGGCTGATCTTTCTGCAGATAGCGTCGAAGGCCTCTCCCGTGCGCATGCCATCCTGAATGCTGAGCAGTCCCTCGGCAATTCCGCAACCAAAGACCAAATAAAGCTCGCGGGAGAGTATGCCGCCAGAATATGGGACACAACCAACGCTCTAAAAATGCGCCAACAGGCGGAGCAGGCCTCACGCTTCATTGGCCAGGAAGTGGCAGCCTCCAAGGTGCAGCGTGATCCATATACGGGAGAGGCTCAGGACCCAGCAGCGCAGGTCAACGAGGAAGAGCAACGCAAGCTTGAGGCTCTGACTAAATACCAGCAGATGGGTGTGATAAACGCCCAGCAATTCGAAGACGGAAAAACAGCTATCGCAAGGCAGGCTTCAAACGACCGCATCAGCATTGCCCAGCAGGAAGCTAAGCGTCAGGTTGACGTGATGAACATGCTGCTTGGCGGGGTCGGGGAGGGGTTCTCCGGCCTGGCGGAAATCGTGTCCAAAAGCGCTGGCGAAAGCAATGCCGCGTATAAAACGTTGTTCGCCATCAGCAAAGCTTTTGCCGTCGCACAGTCCACTCTGAACCTTCAGCTTGCACTTTCAAACGCCATGGCATCGGGGCCTTTCCCCTGGAACATGGCGGCAATGGCTCAGGTGGCCGCGGCCGGTGGACAGGTAATTTCCTCTATCGGCGCAATGTCGTATGGCGGCGGGCGAGAACATGGCGGCCCGGTATCGGCCAGCTCCATGTACCGCGTGGGCGAGGGCGGTAAGCCTGAGATTTTCAAAGCCAGCAATGGCAGCCAGTACATGATCCCCGGCGATAACGGTCGCGTCATCAGTAACCGTGATATTGGCGGCGGTGGCGGTGGGTTCAACTACAGTCCGACGATCCAGATTAACGGCAACCCCGACGATAAAACCATCGCGCTGGTTGAGGCGGCAGTTGCTCGGGGAGGTAAGCAGGTGTACCAGCAAATAAGCGGAGACCTTGCCTCAGGGAAAGGAAACGTCTCAAAAAGCCTGCAGAGCGGCTGGACAGCTAAAAGGAGGATCGGTTAATGGGTAAGCAAACAAACATCAATTACCCCCATGAGTACCTGCCAATGCCCCAGCGCCCAGGGCATGGATTCACCCCGGTCAGCCCGCTTCAGCGTTCCACCATGACATCAGGCCGCACGCGCCAGCGTCGCAAATACACCTCCGTACCGACTGCGGCAAGTGTTTCATGGGTGTTCACTGATGCCCAGGCGCAGCTGTTTGAGGTGTGGTATCGGGATGTTATTACGGACGGTGCCGCCTGGTTCAACATGCGCATACGTACGCCGATGGGTATTGGTGACTACGTGTGCCGGTTCGATGATATTTACGAGGGACCGTTCCTGTATGCGCTGGGATACTGGAAATTCACAGCAACACTGGAGCTGTGGGAACGGCCAATTCTGCCGCCTGGCTGGGGCAACTTCCCTGAGTTTATCGTCGGGCAGAGCATTATTGATTACGCGCTTAACAAGGAGTGGCCGGAGGCATGACCAGTCCAACCCTGAACAGGCTATACGCAAGTGGCGGCAGTGAGATTCTCTTCAATACGCTGCAGATTACCGTCGGCGGCGAGACTTACTGGCTGGTTGAGAACTTCGAGGATATTAGCGCTATCACTGAAACTGGCGCATCGGTAAATTTCGAAGCCGCTGCTATGGCCGTGGCGCTGCCAGCCAGAAACAAGGATGGTACGCAGGATCTACAGTTCGTTATCAGCAATATTGATGGCATCGTTTCCACTGCAATACGTAACGCCCTGGCTAACTTGAATAGCGGCACGCTGATAATGCGGCAGTACATCTCAACCGATTTGAGCTACCCTTCGGCACCGCCTATGGTATTCCAGATCAAAGACGGGTACTGGAAAGCGACGGAGGTACAGATTAAAGCCGGATTCCTGAATATTCTTGATACTGCATGGCCACGCTACCGCTACACGCTGCCGAACTTCCCGGGCCTCCGCTACCTCAAGTAGGAAATCATTATGTTCAATCCTGATAAATACCGTTCTGTCGGGTGGCAGAAGGGCGGCCGAATTTACCCTGAGCTGGACTGCTTTGGCATCGTCAATGAAATCAGACGGGACCTTGGCCTGATGCCATGGCCAGATTTCGCCGGGGTCACGAAAGATGATAACGGCCTCGATCGGGAGGCTCGCGGGCTGATGGCTGACCTGCGGCGTTGTGACCCCGAGCCAGGCGCTGGCATTGCCTGTTATTCCGGTTCAGTGGTGACGCACGTTGCCATCGTGGTCGAGATTGACGGCCAGTTGTGCGCCGCCGAGTGCAATCCCCGCACTAACGTAACCTTCCTGCCGCTGGCGCGGTTTGCGCGCCGCTTTGTCCGCGTGGAGTATTATCAGTGACGATACGAATCTTCCCCTCCCGGTTGCAGGGTGAACCGCTGGAAATGCACCAACACGAAACCATGACCCTCAGCGCCTGGTTTGCGAAGAACGTGAAGGGCTGGACGCCGGAACAGCAGCATCCGGTCGCGGTTGAAATCGACGGCGTTCCTGTTCCGCCAGCAGAGTGGCCACTGTGTGTCATCAAACGTGAAACCGACGTCAGGATGTTCCCGGTGCCATACGGTACGGGTGCTGAAATCGCGATTTGGGTTGCGGTCAGCGTAGCTGTCGCTTCTGCGGCGTACAGCATCTACATGATGAGTACGATGTCTCAGCCCGGCGGCAGTGGTGCCCAGGCGGCGAGCGGCGATCAGATTGACCTCAATCCGGCCAAAGCGAACGCGGCGAAACTGGGTGATCCCATCCGGGAAATCTTCGGAAAATACCGGGTCTGGCCTGATTACGTGATGCAGCCGGTAAGCCGTTTCGTGAACGAGACCAGCATGGAAACCAGCATGTTTCTGTGCGTTGGCGTCGGCGACATGGTAATTAACCAGTCCGACATCAAGATAGGCAATACGCCGATCTCCGCGTTCGGTACTGACGTGCGCTATACTCTCTACCCGCCGGGTGCCATAGTATCCGGCGACACGCGTACCGAAAACTGGTTCAACTCACCAGAGGTCGGGAATACGGGTTCCGGTACTGCCGGGCTGGATCTGGGCTCAAGCGGACCGGAGACGGTCAGTATTATCGCTGATGCGCTGGTCGTGTCCGGCAACTCCATCACACTGGTTGACGTATCTTCGTCTGGCGATGAGGAGATCCCGCCGTCGTGGACTGTTGGAACGGTGATCACCGTACTGGCGCCAAACTCTTATACGGTCGTGTCGTCCGGCGGTTACAGCGTGATTTATGGCGGATTGGAGGAACTGGCCCCCTCTGTAGGACTGCCGGTATCCCTGAACTATAACGGCAACGACTACGACCTGGTGATCGCCAGCTACGCCCTGGGCGTTCCGGCAGTGCCGGGGGTTGGCGGCAGCGCTGCCAGCATTACAGCCAGTGCCGCGCCGACGACATACGATTTCAGCAGTACGCCTGTGACGTTCAGCATCAGCTGGCAGGGCACGACGTACCCGGTATCGCTGGTGACAAACTACGTGACCATGTCGGGCCTGGTTTCTTCGATCACCTCCCAACTATCAGGTTCCGGCCTGGTCGCGCGTGATAACAGCGGGCGGCTTGAAATCGGCGAGGCCAGCAGCCCGTTTGCTGGCGGGTCCATTACGAACAGCCCGTTGCCCGTTGCTGTGTTCGGTGATGCTCCGGTTAATACAGCAGGTGTGAAATCAACGGGCGGCACGGCGGAGGTACGGGCGCACATCACCCTGGCCTACAACAGCGCCACTGGCACGCCATTCACCGGGTTGCCGGAGGGCATTCAGCGCTTTTCTCTGGGTCTGGCCGGGAATCAGTTCCGGATCACCGATGTGGACAGCCAGACGGTTACGGTTGAGAGGCTTGCAGTCACTACCGGCCCGGGAGGTGAAACCATCACGACGCCGGATCCATCGTGGCCTGGCTTCACTGAGCGCACGCTGCTGGATGCGACCGTAACGGGCGTCAGTGACGATTATGAGTGGGTAGGCCCGTTCCTGGCGTGTCCTGATGGCGAAACGCTGGACGCATTTGAAGTGAACATCAACTTCCAGAGCGGCCTGGTGCGTTACACCGATCAGGGTAATAAGCGTTCCATGCCAGTACGCCTGGTGATCCAGTACCGCAAAGTTGGGACCACTACCTGGCAGCAGCAGTCCCCGTTCTATTCACGCAGCACCGAGAACCAGATTGGGTTTACTCATCGCTATAACGTGTCACCCGGGCAATATGAGATCCGGATGCGCCGCACTGAGCCGGTTAAGGGTGGCAGCACGCGCGACCAGGTATTCTGGCAGGCGCTGCGGTCCAGGCTGAGCAAACGTCCAACGAAGTACGACGGTGTCACCACCATGGCGCTGACCGTACGCACCGGGAACCGCCTGGCCGCCATGTCTGATCGCCGGATAAGCGTCACGCCGACCCGGCTTTACAGTGGCGGGAGGACGGCGCGGAGTATCAGCGGTGCGCTTTACCACGTACTGGAGTCGCTGGGGTTCACGGCCAGCCAGATTGACACGGCGGCGATTAACGCGCTGGAGCAGACTTACTGGACGCCACGCGGTGAAAAATTCGACTGGGCAAGCGGAGAGAGTAAGTCAGCGCTTGATGTGCTGCAGAAGATCACCAACGCAGGGATGGGATATTTCCTGCTGTCTGACGGGCTGGCGTCTGCAGGCAGGGAAGGTATTAAACCCTGGGTAGGTATGATCACCCCTCAAGAAACTACCGAGGAACTGCAGACCGCGTTTAAGGCACCGTCACAGGATGATTACGATGGCGTGGACGTGACCTATATCAACGGCACCACCTGGGCCGAGGAAACTGTGCAGTGTCGCCAGCCTGGCAACCCAACCCCGCTGAAAATTGAGAGCTACACGCTGGATGGTGTTCTGGATGAGAACCGCGCCTACCGTATCGGCATGCGCCGGTTGCTGGGGTACCAGCTGCAGCGCCTGCAGCACACCACCTCAACCGAGATGGATGCGCTCTGTTACGAGTTCATGGACCGCATTGTAATGGCCGATGACATCCCAGGCAGCCAGACGCTGAGTTGCCTGATTACCGATATGAAGTATGACAGCAGCAAAATCACCATGACGCTCAGCGAGGCGCCTGACTGGTCGTTTGAAAACCCACGGGTGATTATCCGCCACCAGGATGGGCGGGCATCAGCAATGGTTATTCCGACACGCATTGATGACTTCACTATCTCGGTGCCGTACAGCGCCGCGCTGGAGCCGGAATTGTGGGCGATAAACGACGCATACATCGAGCCGCCACGCCTGCTGTTCTGTTCTTCCGTTCGTGTCCCGTATGACGCACTGATCGGGGAAATTACGCCGGGCAATGACGGGATCAGCCAGGTAACAGCCATCCAGTACCACCCAGGAAAGTATGCCTATGACGACGCCACATACCCCGGTGACGCCGCTTAACAGCCATTCAACATTATCTGACCCGCTTCGGCGGGTTTTTTTATGCCCGGAGCGAGCATGACCACATACGCAACTAATAATCCGATTGGGTCAATGGATCCGAAGGACCTGTTCGATAACGCCCAGAACCTGGACTTTGCAGTAAACGATATAACCCAGGCAATCTGGAAGGACCGATTTGGCAGAAACCGCCCGACAATGTGGGGAATGGAGCAAACGTTTTCAGCTCAGTTGCTAAGCCAGCAGCAGAGGTTTAATAATTTTATCCAGAGTTCCGGGTATAAGGTCATTGGTGATTATACTGCTGGCCCGCTGACGATTACCGAATACAACCAGCTGATCCGCTATCAGAATGAGCTTTACAAGTTAACTGCTGCCACAGCACTGCCATTTATCACAACCGGTAATGACGCAGCATCCTGGGCGAATGATGCTGTTCATTTTGTTAGCGTTGGCGATGCAGCTTTGCGCCAGGAGTTGGCGGCGTCCAGTGGTGCGGGGCTTATTGGAATCAGGCAGTCAAACGTTTACAAAGAAACGCCATTCGTTTCTCCTGAAATGTATGGTGCACTGGATTATATTTCAGAAGCAGATACACAGGCTCTTATTGATGCGTTTGCTGCAGCTAAAGCCATGGGGTTGAGCGTAAAGCTTTCCCGTCTTTACTCCTGCTCAAGCAATATCGAGGTTAGTAATTTCTACAGCGATGTATTTGGATTAAGCATGGCCACATGCGGAATAAAGTTTGCCGCAGGATTTGGTCTGGTAATTGATAATTCAGGCACTACTATCGTTAGGAAGCCGGTGGGGCTGCGTAACTTTACCATTAAGGCAACAGGGCAACTTCAGGGGGTAGCCCTCACATTCACAGGAACAGGCGGGATAGCATATGCTCGTCAGCTTGTAGTGCGGGATTTGGGTGTTTCAAATGACGATGGCACTCAGTCCTCCTTTGAAACTGTCTTCAAATTGATCCGGGCAGGGCAATGTGTTTTTGACGGCGTCAATGTGACTGGTGGTGGAACATCATTGCCAGCTTACAGAATGGGAAGGATATTCGATACAAACTCGACAAAAAACCTAAATATTGTCAATGGATCATTCCAGAATTTCGATACTTTCATGTATGCTCATGATGATACAGAGGGTGTGGTTGTTTTCGGGAGCCATATAATTGCAGGTCGTCGCGGAGTGGTTTCGGAGAATAATGTTGGTAATCTTTTCCAAATAACAAATAACCACTTTAATACTTCTTTAAGCGCAGTAGAGTTAGGAGACCTTTCTAAAAATGGTGGTAACCACAGCGTTATTACAGATAACTTCTGTATAGTTTGGGATGGAATACCAGAGGATGTCACTAATCCATATGTAGGGTTCAAAACATGCGCTCAGTACGGAACATTCAGCAATAACGAAGTGTTATTAACTGCGTTTAGCAAAGATGTGACTCACACGCTTCTTACATCTAGCTCTGACGGTTCTAAATCTGCCTTAAATAATACTGTAAGCAATGCAAGGATTAACAATTGCTCAAGAGGAATTAGACTTACATCTGGAGCGTCCGCTAATCATATCTACAATCCGCAGAGAATAAATGTCACTTTAGCAAACACCGTAGTTGATGAAGGCTCGAATAACAGGTGGTGGACTTTTGATGTGGAAAGTAACTCATTTTTAGTCAGAAACATCAAGCTTTGCACGCCGGGAGTGGCACAAGTCCAGCAAATTAGATTTCATTCAACAACAGACACTAATACACCAAGCGCAATTTTAAGGGTTTCAGGAGGCGCAGCCGGTACTGGAGGGGATGGAACCGCAGAGCTTACAGCAGGCGTAACAGCAGTAAAAGCCATCCGCCCTTCAACAGCGAATCTCTATCCGTGTGGGAACTCTACATTTCCATGGTCTGGAGGAGCCACGCAGACCGCTTTTTCAATAACCTCTGACGAGAGGGCAAAAACTAAGCCTGTCGAGATAATTGAATCGATGCTTGATGCGTGGTCAGAAGTAGGTTGGGTCCAGTTTAAATACCTTGATAGGGTTGAGGATAAAGGCGATGATGCCAGATGGCATTACGGCGTGATTGCCCAGCGAGCCGTTGAGGCTTTTGAGCGGCATGGTCTTGACTCCAGAGAGTTCGGGTTTCTTTGTTACGATGAGTGGAATGCTGAAGATGAGGTTACTGATGGAGATACTGGTGAAGTAATCACACCAGCAGTTGCCGCTGGCAATAGATATGGAATTCGATACGAAGAAGCTCTATCGCTAGAGGCAGCATTGCAACGCAGGAACTACCAGAGACTCCTTGAACGTATCGAGGCTCTTGAGTCTCGGTCTAGTTAATAACCAAGCGCAACTAAAATCAATTCAATTGACAGCATGCGTAAACAGCGTTAAGCCTCTTTCGCCTCTTGACTAAAAAATCGCGGTTAGATTTAATTCCAAGTAGCATAGAGGCTAGCGCTGTTTAACTTGCTGGTATGATTTTAATCATGATGTTTAATTTTTTGGTTATTTGTCATATGATTCATTGTGTAAAGTAATTAACCCCCCCTTGAGGGAGGGTTTGATTCTCATGTTTTGAATAGACTTCAATCATCTGAAATAGTTAATTTCATTGATTTTTTTAGAATTAGACGAAAAGGGAAAAAATGGATAGGTTGCCGGGGGAAGTGCATAACAGCGTTTTATTTGGTCTGGATGGTTTCATGTTTTTGCATGGAGGCAGGCAGCAACAGATGGCACATTTAACGGGAGAATGTGAACCGTCTGAAGAGTCAATTGCAAATTTTTCTGAAAACATGACCAAAAGAAAGGAATTTTGTAATTCCCGCGGCATTGAATATCTACACATAGTATTTCCTTCTAAGCCAGTTGTTTATAAAGATAAAATTGATCCTTCTTTGCAGGAAAGAGTTAAAAGTTTATTCATTAGATTTTATGAGAAATCACTTGATTCCTGCGTTAAAGATTATGTTTTATATCCTTACGCCGAACTAATTGAAAGTAATTGCAAAGATCCTGTTTTCCGAAGATTAGATACACACAACACTGATGCAGGTTATATGGTGGTGGTTAAATCTATTCTGGATAGGTTGAATTATATTTATAATCAAGAAGAGTTTTTCTATAGACGAGAAGTCAGTAGGACGGGCGATCTTGCGAAGATGCTTGGATTTCAAAAAAAAGAGGATGAAAAGGCGGTGTTTCCATACCTTCCTCCAATTATCGTCGAAAACACACATACACTAAAAGGCAATACACATCACATATGCATAGTTCATAACCCTGTAGCGATATCCGATCGTAGATTATTAGTGTTTGGTGATAGCTTTATTCATGGTGCCTTAACCTATTTATCACCGTGCTTTAAGGATATAATTTATGTTAGAAGTGAAAGTTTTCAAGAGGATATGGTAGAACTTTGCGGACCTGATGTTGTTATAAGCAGCAATGCTGAAAGATACTTAAGGGAAGTAAATTCTGATAAGACATCCACACCCATGTTGTTCGCTAATTATGGAATAGATAGTTACAAACCTAAAGAGGAATTTATTAACGCATATAAGTCCCAGTTCTCATGGAAATATCATAGAGAACAATATGATGAGTGGAAAGAAAATTTGTCAGGGTCTTATTTTTATTTTGGCGGCTTGGGGGTTTGCAAATTGAACGATCAAATTAAGGTGATCGGGAAGGATTCTTGTTCTTTTGCATCATTAGGTAATGACCCGCATTTCATAACATATTGTAAAGAAATAAAGCCAGGGAAAAAGTACATCTTAGAGTTTGAAATAGAAAGCAATGTTGTCTCTACGGCTGCTGTTTATTTTACTGAGAAAGATAACCGTTCATTTTCTAACGAAAGGAAAGTTACGGCTAATATTGATATTGGTAACAATCAGATTTCCTTTAAACTCGAATGTCAATGCCTACATAGGTATATAAGGATTGACCCTCTTTCGGATGTTGGTAATTTCAGTTTATCGAAAATCACCTTTACAGAAATTTTATAATAAAAATTAGCACACCCAAATGACATAATTCATTTTATCCTGGGTGCTACTATGGATAGCGCTCAGGATAAATCTCCTTCCTCATTAGTACCTTCCCAAATTCTCCCCCACATCGCACTTGATCAGCTCTACAGATCAATAATACTGTATGCACATGGGTCTTCCCCGATCATGGTGGGAAGGCTCAGAACGCCATATTCAGCTTTCCGTAGTGGAACATCACCCCCAGTTTAAAGC